CGATAGAGGCCCTGGACCTCGATGTAGCGGGCCCGAGACGAGAAGACCTTGACCCCGGCGAGGGACAGAACCAGGACATGCTGACGGGAGCAGCCCTCCAGTGTTCCCATCAGGGCGAGGCCCTTGAGGTCGGGCGGCACGTTCACGACCAGGGAGCCGCCCTTGTGCCAGGAGTAGCCACAGGCGAGGCAGAGGTCCTTGGCGGAGACCCAGGGCTGGCCCTGGTGCTGGAAGACACGGATGGGCTGGCCCTCGTACTGCAGGACCGAGGCGCCGGAGATGGCACCAGCGGGGGGCTCGGTGGGGAGTTCGTACCGGCCACCCCGGCGCAGGGCGGGGAGCACCTCGTGCGTCACCCAGCGGCGGAAGGCGCGTGCCTGCGGCTTGCGGGACCGGAGGATCAGGGTGTAGAGGCCGGATTCGGAGATTGCAGCCGATTCCTGGGGACCGCCAAGGGTGTCCACTATTACCGACCCCCTTTCGTCCTCATCGAGCCTTGCTACCGCGTCACGATGTTTCTCGATCTCCAGGGCCGCGCACACATCGGCGGCCACAAACCAGGGTTCCTCGCCCTTCAGGAGGGTCCGGATGGGCGCCTTGGCGTTGAAGGTGAAGGTCTGGATGCCCATCATGCCACCTGCACGGTCATCGCGGCGAGGTAGAGGGAGGCGGCATCCTTGGGGCTGATGCCAAGATCGGCGGCGAGGGCGAGGGCTTCGCACAGCTCGCCGAAGGTGAGGGATTGGCTCATGGGAGCCTCCTTTGGGGGGGCCGGCTTTGAATGCCGGGCGGTACGTGATGAAGCCCCGCTAGGCGGGGCGTTGTCTGGCCGAACCGGGAGCTTCAAACCCTGACGATGCGCCAAAGGTAACGCAGCTCAGAGCGGGATTATTCGTGCGCTTGCAGCGCCTTATATCTCCGCACTCCCGGCAATCTGCCATGCTTCCGTCCTTTGGTTCGTCGGGATTTGAAGGCCCGATGAACAAAGGTAGGGGCAATGGGTGTATGTTGTCAAGGGCCTGGATATTGGAGGGTGATTATGAGGTGGGTTCTGTGGGCTGTAATGGCTGGGGCCATGATCGCGACCTGTGTGGCGCAGGATCTACCCAACAACGTCCACCAGTTCACCACCCCCCCACCAAACGCAAGATTCGAAATAGTTCAATCGGAATTGACGGTTAAGTGGACTTACTTGCTCGATAGGTTCACGGGAGAAGTGTACCAACTTGTGGTTAAAGGCGATGGGTCCCTCGCGTGGGATAGCATGATTGTGGACCCTATCCCTCAGTTTAACGCCAAGCAGCCTCATCCAAGGTTCCAAATATTCACGTCCGGGCTGGCAGCCAAAAACACTTTTCTATTGGATACCTATTCTGGGTTTACGTGGACGGTTACAAATACTGGCGTTTGGCGGTCGCTTAGCGAGGTCAAAACCAAATAGTTTCAAACTGGTTTCAAACCCTGCACCCCGATCTGTGCGGTGTTTTTCATGCGACTACCCCCACCCCGTTGATCTCGGGAAATTGCGGGAAGTAGCGGCGAACAACCTCAGCATGTTCGGCCCTGGCTGCGTCCCTAGCAGCAGCCCAGGCGGCGTCCCAGGCGGCGATAATGCTGTCAACAGGGATGTGCCGCGCAACGCATGCGCAGAATGCCGTGGACGGTAGCGCAGAGGTTGTCCAGGCTGTCGGCCCGTGCATTCAGCGCGGCAGCGTCCGAGTCGAGCGGGCAGTTCCTGGCGGACTCGCGAGCCTCGCTGGCCGCCCAATCCAGGGCTGCCTCGATCTCACGCAGGAGGGACGTGGGTAGATCGGTGGGGGCACTCATGCCACACCCCCTTCCACCACCAGGCCAGCGGCCACCAGGAACCGCCGAACCCGCGCACGCTCCCGCGCCACCTTCCGCGCATGCCGAGCGATGGACTTCTCCACCCACAACGGATTCCAACGCACGGACAGGCGCGAGTAGCGCGGAGAACCGAACACGCCCCGGTCCATCCCGCTCCAAAGCTCGTCCAGCGGCTCCGTAAAGGTCCGAGTCGTGCCGAGCTGCCGCAGGATCACCTGCGCCCGGTGACGGTCCTGACTCTCGTTCTTGGGCAGGATCGCCACGGTCTGGTAGGTCGCGTTCGTCACACGGAACACCAGCCCTGTCTCAGGCATCCGCCAGTCATGACGGACTGTGAAGCGGGTCAGGCTCCGGAAGTGGTCGAGGCTATGGATGCGGGGGCTCAGCATCACTCACCTCCCTGGCACTCATGGCACTGGCCTTCACCAGTTGCGACCAGCGCACCACAACAGAGGCAGACGCTTGCCTCCTCCACCACCAGCCGGATCACCCGCCCATCCGGCAGCGTGACCACGTAGCCATCGCCATCTGTCCCCATGACCCAGGTGAACGAACCACCCAGGGCATCCACCAGCTGCTGGGCGTGGCGCCTCAGAACCACGTCCAAGCCCTCATCAGAGAAGTGCTTGATTCCATTGGCGGTTGACATCTCGGTGCCTCCCTTGTAGGTGGGTCCCTGCCCACTCCTGGATACAGCGTAGAGATATGCAGATGGATACGTCAAGGGCAGGACGAAAGATTCCTGAAAAAATTTTGTGGCCGGTCATCCCTCCCTTATTGCCTCGATTCAAGGAGGCCAAAACGAGAGGGTCACTGCGTAAGCAAGAGAGAGAGTATAATTATTCTATATTGTTTCTATCTTACTTAACTTATCTCTCTTCTTGGGTGAAAGCCCTTTTTCTCTCTCGAGCCTCGACTCCCATCCCCTCCAAAAAAGCACCCGGCACCACTCTGGAACCACTCCGGAAACACCCTGGAATGCCATCAACGCCCTGACTCTGGCCTTTTCCCCGAAACTGGACCGAAAGGTCAACCATTGGGAAAAATGCTTTCGCTGGGGTTTCGGGATGACGCATTGCGTCACACAACCCCGTCCGACTGTCCACATTTCGACACCCTGAGCCAAAAATCGTCCACAAGTGGACACGCCCTAGATTGCGCAGAAATGCCCCTAGAAACGATTCTGGGTTGTCTGGGCCACTACCACATAGCCAGACCCCCTTGTTTTCGGCCTGACGCCCCCTGGTCGCTACCCTGCCCTATCCTCCCCACCAGGTCAGGGCGACCCTGGGTGGGATGGCCCCGAGATGGCCTCGGCTGACCCCGATCTGGGTCCGCGGCCTGACCCACAGAGGCCACCCTGGAGGCATCTCCTGGAGGCATTGCGGAGGCAAACTGAGGCGGAATGCGCCAGGATCTAGCAATCATGCGCGTCTAGCCGATCTGACCCACTGATTACCAATCAGATCGGCCCCGGATTCGTGATTTTTGGATGGGGGGGGGGATGGGGTGGGGGAGGGGGCCCTGGGCCGATCCGCCCACCCCACCCCCAAGCCAGCAGCACGAGACCAGGCGCGACCAAGGGAACGCGCAGCGCCCAGGCGGCCAGGTCTGGGGGCCGGGCCTCCATGAGACCCCCCGGGGGTCTCACCCCCCCCTATGGGGGTCCGGATCCCCCCCCCTTTTTTTGTTTATTGATACCCTTACCTATACTCGGCGTTTCAAAAAATCCATGGGCCAAAGGCATGAGGGAGCAGATTGGAAAGCCATGAAAAGGGGGTTATGGGGGTACTCCTTTCCATTTCCCTTTCCCTTTCCAGTCTGCCAAGTTGTTTCCCGAGGAAACATTATCGATAACAGCGCTGATTCCATTGAGTTTATGTGGCGTTTCGGGGCGAGGTGTAAAGCAAATATTCTGTTGTGACATGTTTACTGTACTTTTACGGTCAGATGAGTTAGGCCATATAGCCATTCATGTAACAATCATAATATAAAGCACTTATGCCAATTTTACACCAGCGCGAAAGAAAACATTACTTGTCATGATATTGATTATGTACTGAGAAAACGAGTGTGAATGTTTCCTCTGGAATCACACTGGAAACACCATGGATTGCCACAGGAAACATTAACGATACACCCTTGTAAATCAGGGTTCTCTCCCTTGCGCTTGATGTGTTTATGGCAGACCATGTGATTTAACTCGTTGCCCTTCGGTGGGTGCAACTTTTCTGGAGGTAGTTCCATGGCACAGGATCTTGGCGGGATGAAGGATCGGAACAAGAGCGGGACGTTGGGGCGGGATGCCCTGGCGGCGGAGGTGGTGCGCGCATTGGACGCGCAGGGGATCTTGAGTATCCCGAAGGTCCGGGTTCGGGAAGTGGTGGACGAGGTGTTCAGCACCCTGACGAACGCGCTGTATGCAGGCCTTCGGGTGGAGATCCGAGGGTTCGGGTCGCTGGTGGCCCACCGGCGGAATGCCCGTCGTTCTTTCGTGCCCACGAAGCAGAAGGTCATGAAGGTGGATGCGCGGTGGACGGTGCTCTTCCGGACGCCGAAGGAAGTGAAGCGGAAGCTGATGGAGCACCTGGAGGCGTAGAGACCCCATTTGAAACGCCAGCGAAATAATACTGGAAACAAAGGTCGTTCTATCTGGCAGCCCCGGCTTTACAGGCCGGGGTTTTTTACGCACTCTTTGGAAATGCTGGGATCTGGTTCAGAAGAACCCACGTCCAGGAAGCGGGGACGGAGAGCGGCCACGGGGCCGGATGCCGACGTGGTAGGCGCGGGTGGGCATACGCCTACTTTCCAGAAGGCTCCCGTGCCTCCGAGGGAGTTCACGGTGGGCCCGGTGGTGGGGGGGCTGACGCGGCCCTGGATGGTCTTCGGGGATCAGATGAAAAGCCGGACCCTGGTGGAGGATGTCGGGGTCGTGCTGTGGGAGGGTGGCACCAAGACGACGCCGGAGATCAAGCGGGAGATTCTGGACCTGCTGGATCAGGTGGATTCGCTGGTGGCGGTGGTGGACCTGAAGGCGGCAGAGAGGCCAGAGGACCCGCGGTGGTGGCCGAGCCTGGCGACGGTCCAGGCGTGGTTGGAGGAAGATCCCTTCTTCGCCAAGGCGATTGATCGCTGGAGCCACGCGCGGCAAGCCCGGATCCTTGAGCGGGTCATCTGGGACCTGAACAGCGGGGACGCGAACAAGATCACAAGGGCCGAGATGGCGCTCCTGAAGGAGCGGGTCAAGTTCGCCTCTGCGGTGCTCCCGCGGATCGTGAACAAGGGCCTGCGGGAGAAGGTGGACATCAGCACCACATCGAACCACTTGCACCTGCACGCCGGGCTTTCGGATGAGGCGCTGGAGGAGCGGTTGCAGCAGCTGCGCCGGAACCCCCGGGTTCGGGAGCTGCTGGCCACACCGGAGATGGATGGCTCGTCCAGCTGCATGACCATCGAGGGCGCGGCCCTACCTCCGGACGCCCTGCCAACCCCGGCTCCGCTTCCGTTCCGTGACCCCAGCACCCTCGGGAAGGAGCTGATGGAAGAGGGGGGCGCAGGATGAAACCGACGACCGCCTTCCGGGATGCGGCCACCCAGGACCCGCGAGATGAATACCTCTCCCTGGTGGCAGAGAAGGAACGGCGCGACTCGCTCCGGAAGTGGGAACTCTACACGCCCTACCCAAAACAGGCCGAGTGGCTGAATTGGAACGTGCCCATCAAGGCTCTCTTCGGTGGTAACCGGATCGGGAAGACCTACACGGCAGCCTACGAGATGGTATGCCACCTGACTGGGCTCTACCCCGTGTGGTGGACCGGGAAGCGGTTCTTCCGGCCAATCAAAGCCTGGTGCGTGGCCGTGACCTACAAGCAGCTGCGCGAGGTGATGCAGGTCGAGCTGCTGGGAGACCTGAAATCCGCGTTCGGGACCGGCATGATCCCCGCGGACCTGGTCGTGGACAAGTCCATGGCCCAGGGCGTAGCCGATACCATCGACACGGTTTGGGTGCGCCACGTTCCGACCGGCGGTGTCTCGATCATGGGTTGCATGGTGAACCAGCAGGGCCGGGAAGCATTCCAGGGGCCCTCGAAGGACGTGGTCTGGATCGACGAGGAATGCGATCACGACGTTTTCACGGAATGCCGCCTCCGGACCATGACCGTGAAGGGCATCATGCTCGTGACCTTCACGCCATTGAAGGGTCTGACCTCGCTGGCAAAGTTCCTGCTCAAGGAGCCGGATGCCTCGGTGGTTCGCCGCATCATCATCGGCTGGGACGACGTGCCGCACCTAACCGAAGAGGATAAGCGGCAGATGAGTGTTGGGCTCCTTCCCCATGAGGTCGAGGCGCGCCGAACTGGCCTTCCCACCATGGCGACAGGCCTGATCTACCCGTTCCTGGCGAAGGACCTGCTGGTGAAGCCCTTTGAATTGGAGTGGCACCACCCCGGCATCATCGGCTTGGACGTTGCTCCGGTGGGGATCACGGCCGGCGGCCTGCTGCGCTATGACTCGGCATCGCGGACGACCTACCTGGTGGACGAGCACTATCTGGATCGGCAGCCGACCTCGGTGCATGCAGGCGCGATCCGGCGCAAGTTTGGGTGCTTCCCCATCCGAATCGACCCCAGCTCGAACCGGGGCGAGAAGGAAGGCCTGCCCATCGTCAAGGAATACCGGGAAGAGTTCGGCCCGGACTGGGAAGTGGAGTTCGCCAACAACGCGGTCTACCCCGGGATCTCGAAACTCTACAACGCCATGTCCGAGGGCCGCTTCAAGGTGTTCTCGTCCTGCCGCCACTGGATTGAGGAGTGGTCGGACTACGTGTGGGATGCCACCAAGACCAATGCGGATGGCCACCCTGTCCCACGGAAGAAGAACGACCACCTGATGGACGCGACTCGCTACGGCTACATCGACATCGGAGATGCCAAGCCATTGAACGGCAGCAGGATCTTCACCCACCCGCTGTCCACCTGGACACCGCTCGATTCAGACACCGGCTACTGACGTAGCCCTTGGAGGAACCATGCTCCCCGCCACCCCGACCCCTGACGCCCCGGCCGCCCTGTTCCTCGCATCCAGCCCCATCCAGGGCCCCTCTGGCGCAGGGCCTATGGGGTTCGCCCCATCACCCGTCGCCGCGGCAGTGCCGCCCGTGGTTCCCCAATCGCCCGGGAGCATGCCCCCCGGTGATGCCCAGGACGCCATGGGCGGTCCCGAGGGGGCCATCGTGGGAACTCCCCTGACGGTGCAATCTCCCGACTTCCTGGCCCAGATGGTGAACAGCCATTTCGTAACGGCCAAGCTGGCGAAGTCCGAGATGGAACAGGTCTGGGAGCGGTGCCACGATAACTACCGAGGCACAACGGCGAAGCCCGCCAACGAACAAGCGATGCGGCTCCGGTCCAAGGTGACGATGAAGATCACCCGGACCAAGGTGGCGGCTTCCGTCGCGCGGCTGAAGGAGATCGGATTCAAGTGGGCGGTGAAGCCGACACCTGAACCCAACCTCATGGACTTCACGCCCGCACAGATGAAGGCCCAGCTCACGGAGATCATCGGGTCCATGCAAGACAAGAACCTGGCGGCGATGGTCCAGGCCGATATGAACGTGGACGAGATGCTGCAGCAGGTCCGGGAACTGGCGATATCCCGTGCCGACAAGATGTCGCTGCGCATCCAGGATGATCTCGTCGAGATGCGCCACGATGCGATGTACGACCAGGGGCTGCTGGACGCCAGCCTCTATGGAACCGCCATCTTCAAGGGGCCCCTTACAAAGGAGCGCAGGCCAGGCCGGTGGGTCCGCAAGGGCGGCGTCTGGGGCTTCTTGGACACCGACCCGGAGGTGAAGCTCTACCGACCTGAATTTGAGAACGTGAGCCCCTGGGACTTCTACCCCAGCCCTGGGGCCTGGATGGTGGACAAGCTGGACTGGTGCATCGTCCGGAATGTCATGGGCCACCACGAGGTAGCCGAACTCGCAGATCACCCCGGGTTCGACAAGGAGAAGGTCTTCGCGGCGCTGGCTGACCGGACCGGTGCCTGGGTTGCTGAGCCCTGGGAGGCCCGGCTCTTCGCATCCAACAAGCAGAGCACCGCCCTCGGCGTTGGGCTCCCCGACAAGTTCGTGGTGCTCGATTGGTGGGGCTACATCAAGGTGTCGGACCTACGGAAGAACGGCGGGAACATCTCCAAGGTAAAGGTCTGGAACAACAAGAAGCTGGTTTGGGAAGACAAGACTCCGGATGACAACGAAGTGGTGATAGCCAATATCTGGGTCTGCGGGAATCACGTCCTGAAGGCCTGGAGCGCGTCCCTGAAGCCGCGCCGGCTGCCCTTCTATGTCGTGCCCTACGAGCGGATCCCAAAGAGCCTCTGGGGCCAGGGTGTGGCCTGGATGATGGAGGACTGGCAGGCCGTGATGAACACGGTCTACCGGGCGATGATGGACAACATGGCGATCAGCGCCATGCCCATTGGGTGGTTCGACCGGAGCCGCCTGCGGGCTGACGACAAGGGCGACCTACACCCAGGGAAGATGTACGAAATGAAGGACACGGAACGGCTTAACGTTCCGCCGATCCAGTTCTCCTTCCCCCCGAATAACGTGGCCCACATGCGCATGATCGCGGAGATTGCGCGCGCCAACATCCAGGAGAGCACGTCCCTGCCAGACCTGGTTCAAGGCATGCAGAACGGCAACACGGGAGGCCTCCGAACCGCATCCGGAATGAGCATGCTGGGCGGCTGGGCCGACACCGCCACCCGCAGCGTGCAGAAGAACTTCGACCAGGAGTACATCCGCCCGGCCATTCGTTCCCTCTACTTCTGGGAGATGCAGTTCTCGAACGACGACACGATCAAGGGCGACTTCGACGTGGAGGCCTTGGGCGTCGATTCCGTGATGGCTGATGAAGTGCTAAGCCAGCGCGTCATCCAGTGGGGCGCAATGATGCAGCAGAACCAGCAGGCTGCCGGCACCGTCAACTGGGAGAAATTCGGGAAGGTCTCCTCACGCCTCATGGGCGTGAAGGATGAAGGGCTCATGTACACCCAGGCCGAGATGAAACAGCGTGCCGCTGAGGCCGCTGCGGCCCAGCAGCAGCAGGACGCGGCACGGGCCGCCATCACCCAGCCCCCCATGCCCCAGAAGGACTGGCTCTTGAAGGCCCTAGACCGTGTCCCAGAGAACTCGCCCATCATGGCCCCCCTGCTCCGCGAGGTGCTGCAGGCCGGGAACGCCTTGACGCCCGAGATCACCGCGGCCATCAACGCCGTGAGCCATACCAACGCCGAGCAGTTCGCCAGCCAACTCACCGATACCGACCGCGCCAACCTGGAGGCAGCCAATGCCGCAGCGTCATCAAACCCCAATGGACCTCAGCTACAAGGAAACGGAGGAGCTGGAGTCCCTACTGGGATCCCGGCTCCTGTCGGAGCCCTACCTGGCCAGCCTTCTTGAAGAATTGTGCCTTCGCCAAATAGACAAGGAACACTTGAAATCTGAGGTTTACAGAGGCGATAACCACATCGAGAGCCAGGGGATTATCCGTGGAACACGGTATTTCCTTGGTTTGAGAACACAGGAAATGCAGAAAAGAGATGGCCTTGACCGGAAGGGTGACGAGGCGTAAACCATTCATCAGCGCAGGATGATCCCTTGAGAATCAAGCGAAAATCCAGCGAATAATGCCGGAGGCATCGTGTCCGAAGTTTCAAATCCGATCATCGACAGACAGCGAGAAATGCTCGCTAAGGCCTACGCTCAGGATGATTTAGCCCCTTCGGGTGAGTCGGCCGAGGCGAGTGGTGGCGCCCCTCCAGTGGACCCTCCGCAGGGTGTTCCCGGCCAGGAACCCCCCGCAGGTGCGGTACCTGGAGCAAGCGCGGCCGAGCCAGTCGGCGGTGATCAACCCCAGCCAGTGGCGTGGGCGGCCGAAAATGAGGCTCTGAAGCAGCAGATCACCGTCCTGACCGGGCAGGTGCAGGAGTACCAAAACCTGTACCAGCGTCAGCACGGCATGGTCGCGCCCCTTCAGCGCAAGACGGCCGAGCAGGAACGCACCATCGCCGATCTCACCAAGCAGGTCGAAGACCTGAAGCAGATCATCGGTTCCGGTGGCGCTCCTCCTCCCCAGACGCCCCAGGCAGTACCCCCCACTTCGATCTCCGAGGACGACCCGAAGCTCAAGGAGTTCATGGACCTCTACGGGGACATGATCCCAGGCCTCGAACACCTCATCCGGAAGCATGCCGGCGAATTGATCCAGCCCCAGCTCCAGCAGATCAAGCCTGCTGTTGAGTTCCTGGAGCGGCAGACCGCCAAGACGGAACGTGATGGCCTTCTCGCGAAGCACCTCGCGCCCCTCTACGCCCGCTATCCGAATGCAGGCGCCATCACCCAGTCCCCTCAGTTCGCCCAGTGGGTGGAACAGCGCCCCTCCTACGTCCGAGATTCCATCATGGAGAAGTTGCTCTCCCCGGAGAACTTCCCTGTCGAGCAGATCATCAGCATCTACGACGACTACTCGCGCGATGCCACCGCCACCCCTGCGCCTCCGGCTTCTGCCGCTGCCCCGGGGCCCGGCGAGATGGCCGTGGATGTCCGGAGGGTCCCCACCAGCTCAACGCCAGGCGGGCAGCCTGGACCCCAACCCCTCGACCGCGCACGCCTGGCCTTCATCAATCGGGCGCTCACCGTGGACCGGGGTCTCTACTCCGAAGCCCAGATCGCATCCCTCAAGGACGAGCTGGCTCAGGGCGAGGCCGCGGCAATCAACGCGGGTTATGGACTTGCTCCCCGACTGGACACCCTCACCAGCAGGTAACCCAGCCAACAGGATTTTGCCATGTCTCTCGAATCCCTTGCCAAAACTCCGGCACTGGCCCGCGTAAGCGGTGCCCAGACGAATGCCGGCGTCACCACCCCGGACATCTGGTCCACCAACCTCAACGTGAAGCTCTATGAGCGCACGTATCTCAAGGAAATCACCAACAACAACTGGGAGAACGAAGCCAAGGGCCCCGGCGACACGATCTACATCCGGGAAGTCCCCGACATCCCGATCCGCCGCTACATCCCCGGCCAGCCCATGAAGCGGGACCGAGCGAAGTACAAGAGCGTCCCCCTCGTCATCAACAAGACCGCCAGCTTCTCCCTCGAGTTCGAGGACGTGGAAAAGCTGCAGACCGATCTGAAGCTGCAGGCGGACTTCACCAATGGCGCCACCAAGAACATGGACGAGTTCATGGGGGCCGATCTCCTGCAGACGGTCTACTCCAAGGCCGGCACCACGTTCAGCCTGTCCAACCCGACCGCGGATCAGTTCTTCCAGGCCTACATGAAGGCCCGGATGATCCTCCGCAAGGCGAAGGTGAACATCGATGACCCCAGCAACCTCTGGTCTGTCGCCAGCCCCGAGGCAGAGTACCTCATGGGCACCGGCGCCCAGACCAAGGCGCAGGACATGGGCCTGCCCAAGTCCACGGTCATCCAGGGCTCTCCCAGCTCGGTGTTCGCTGGCATCAAGACCTTCTACAGCAACCAGCTGGCGGTGGTCGGCGGCAACACCCAGATCCTCATCGGGCACAAGATGGCGATCACCTGGGCCATGCAGATGGATCGGAAGATCGAGACCCTGCGCAACCCCGATGCCCCCGGCGACATCGTTCGCGGCCTGTGCCTCTACGCCTTCGAGGTCGTCAAGCCCGAGGCCCTGGTCTGCATCAGCGTGACCTGGCCCACGATCTAACCGCCTGAAACGGAGGGCCCTTTGCGGGGCCCTCCACCTCCTCCCCGCCTTTCACACAGGACATCATCATGGCCACTTACGATCTCAGCTATCTCACCGGCGGCAACACGCCTGGCCTGCAAATGCAGGGCGGCGCGATGCTTGGCGTCAATGTCTTCGAGTTCGACTGGGCCGAACTCAAGTCGAAGGCCGCCACCTGGGCCGCCGGCGACATCATCACCATCGGTTCGCTCCCCGCGGGCGCCCTGGCGCTCCCCTGCGCTGCTGAAACCCTCGTCGCCTCCCAGGCTGGTGCTTCCGCCATCGTCTTCCAGGACGACACCGCGACCCCGGTGGTCTTCATCTCCAGCCACGACCCGACGACTGCCGGGACGAAGACCCCCGCATCCCAAGGGACCGCCCTCTTCTTCGGCGGTGGTTCTACCACGGGCCTCCACCCTGCCTACGTCACCCCCAGCAAGAAGGTGAATGTCGTGCTCGGGACTACCCCGCCCACCAGCGGGAAGTGCCGCATCAGTTTCCCCTTGGCGCTCGTCGCCGCCATCGGGCTCTAGTCCAGAAACCCAACCAGGGGGGGAGGGCCTTCCTCTCCCCCGCTTCCCGTAGGGAGCAACACCCATGGCTGAAAACCGCGTCATCAAGGAAATCGTCTGCCTCAAGAGCATCATGCAGGAAACGGGAAAGCCCCGGGTCCTGAAACCCACCGACTTCGAAGACGGTCTGCACTGGGAGCGTCAGGTCGAGGCTGCGATGGGGGATCCCGCCAGCTACGAGATCCACCGGGAGACGGTCTACACCGAGGAGGACGAGGCGCAGGACCTCTCCACCATCGACATCAAGGACATGACCACCATGAGCCGGGAACGGGTGTCCGACATCGCCGTGAAGGCCTACGGTATCAAGGACGAAGGCCAGACCCGCTCTACCCTCATCGACCAGATCGTGGCCGAGAAGGAGAAGCAGGCCGACATCCTGCGCCGGGCCCAGACCTCCGGCAGAACCCTCGGCGACGGCCCCAGCGATTAGCGCCACACCAAGAACCAGGAGCGGGACATGACCGGAATCAACATCCGAGAGCTGTATTCCCGGGTCACGTCCCGCCCCGAGATCCTTCCCGGCGCCATGCGGTTAGCCCTCATGGACGCCGGAATCGCCGTGTGCCGGCAGAGCAACCTGCTGAAGCACACGGTCTACGCCACCCTGAACCTCGGCACATCCAGCCTCGCCATCCCTCTCCCCCCAGACCATGAACTTGTCCGGGTAGACCAGGTGCTCTTCCGTGACCCCGCGGATCCTCTGAGCCAGTGGGTATCCCTGGGAGAGATTGCCTCAGTCTACCTGGAACGCCAGAGCGTCCACGTGGAGAGTCACCCACAAGACCGTCCCGATGCCTGGGGGCTTCGGGGGACCACGCTCTTCTTCCAGGCCCCCGCCGATGGGACCTACCCCCTGCGCATCACCTACACCTGGGCGCCCACGCGCGCATCGCAGCCCGAAATCTTTGAGCTGCCCGGAGAAGCAGAGGAAGCGATCATCGCCTACGCGCGGTGGATCCTGCTGCAGGACATCGACCCCAAGCTGGCCATGAGCGCCAGGCGCGCGTTCAACGACAGCCTGCCCGATCTGCGGGCCATGGGCGAGAGCGGGGAGAGCGGCACGCGCTCCATCTTCGACTTCCTTCCCTTCGAGGGGTGAAGCATGGACCTCACCAGTCTCATCGCCATGACTCGGAGCCTCGCGGGGGATCCCTCCTATGAAGGGAACTCCACCGCCTGGACCGATGACGAGATCGTGACGGCCCTGAATTGGGCGCAGACCCGCTATGCCGAGCTGACCCACTGCACCTACAAGGAAGAGCCCGCTACGGCAGCGACCGGCGCCGATGGCATCTTCACGGTGCCCCCGGGGTTCATCCTGATCGATCGGGTTATGATCCCCGACCCCCCGACCACGGGGCCTAATGCCACGATCACCGCTCCGGCCTCATCTCCGAATGGGGCCGTCTTCTCTGCCAGCGTTCCGTCCCAGGCCGGCGCCACCTTCTTCTGGAGCGTAGCGGGGGGTTCCATGGGCGCGGGCCAGGGCACCAACACGATTTCAGTCACAGGCATGGCCCTGGTCGGGGCCGTGGTCACCGTGAGCTGCCTAGTCACCCTGGGTGGGCTTCGGGATGTCCAATCCGTTGATGTTCACCTGACTTGAGGAGGCGGCCATGCGCGTGCTCGACCGCACCACCAAATCTGCGGAAGACCTTCGGAACCCGTCCTGGCGCTCCGAGACCGGCTACCCCTCCAAGGTGATGACCCTGGACGGAAACCGGATGCAGCTCTGCCCGCCCATGGCTGCCCTGACCCCCACCATCGGAGTGCTGGAAGCGCCCGTGGGCATGGTGCTGGGCACGCCTACCGGGACCCCAGACCCCCGGATCCCCGTCCCCCATCACCCCCATCTCTGTGTGGGGGCGCTCTACCTGCTGCTTTCGAAGGATGCCGGCAGAAACGATCCCTCCAAAGCCAACAAGGCGATCCAGGACTTCATGCAGCTGATAGGAGTAGCCGATGCCGGTGGTAAGCACGTACCAGCAAGCCATTGAGCCCACAGACCTGACCCCAGGGACCACCTGGCTTCGAGACGATGGCACCGCCGCGGTCCGGAAGTTAGATCTCACCTGGAATGAGATCGGGAACTGGGAACTTCCGAACTTCGGGAACGTCTCGATCCGGGGTGGGACCATGCTGGGCCCTCTCCTGGGCGCCCACGGCCTGGCGCCCCTGGTGGATACGCCTCTCACAGGCGTTCCCACCTCCAATGGGATCGACCTCGCGGACCAGCAATGGGTCAAGGACCAGTTGACGGCCATGCTGACAACCATCAACAACCTGATTTCAAACGCCATCGGCGGTACGAATGGGAACATCACCATTGGCAGCAACCTGGCCGTAGGCTACGGGACCGTGGCGGATGGGGGCACCATCCCTTTGCCGGTATTCTCCGACAACACACGGGCCGACAAGTCACAGGTATGGGGCGTGCTTGTCTCCATGAACAACGCGGCCTACTCGACGGGATCCGAGGCAACCAGCTGGGCCAACAAATGCACGGTGGATGTCAACCTCGTCGTCACCTGCGGGGTGTCTATCACGTCCGGAGGAGGAGGGTCCAACCATGGGTCCACCGACGGCGCCAGTACAGCCAACTATATCGTCATCTGCAAGAGGTAACCGGACATGGCGCGGTCTTTCCGGGTGGACTACACCAAGGGGATAAGTTCAGTGGTGGAGCCGCGCCTGCTGGGAGACGGTTATGCCGTCTTCATCGACAATGCAGACATGACGGCCTTCGCCGCCTCTTCCTACCGCTCCCCGGTCTACCGGCAGGACGCGCCCGCGGGGACGGTCCACATCTTCGAATATCGGGGGAAGTGGCACTTCTCCGTGGATCACCGGCACTGGGCCGCCGAGTACGTGGGCAAGCAGGAGCGCCTCTATTACACCGGCTCCGGGTACTCCCCCACGGCGCCCAAGCGGGCCATGAAGGTGATCGATGGCGTAGAGGCTCTGCTTGGGACGGCGCGCCCCAAATGTGCCGTCACGGTGAGCACGGATGTCATCGCCTACCCGGCTGGACTCACGGTGGACATCAACCCCACGGGGAGTGCCCTTCCTGATGGATCCGTTACCTACCGCTTGGGATACCGGACTAAGGACGGCCTGATCCCAGCCGGCCCGGGGACCACGGTTGCCATCACGAAGGGACAATCCCCTGTCCTCAAGTGGTCCACGACCACACTGACCGATGTCATCTCCGTAGTGATCTACGGTCGGACCTCTGGCAAGGAACAGATCCTTGACGAGGTGGCGCCCGATGTGACCCAGTTCGTGGACGACGGGAGCCTGTCGCCCAGCGGTGAGTACGCTGCCAACCTGGACCAGACCGATGTCTTCTTCTACTTCCACACCTTCCTGCGGAACGTGAACGGGCACATCGACGAGAGCGGCCCATCACCCCTTTCCCCCCGCGTGGACCAAGGGAAAGTCTGCAAGATCACCCGGAACCCCGATCTGGAAGGCCTGTTCGACGGGGCCTCGGTCGTCACGGGCGCACCGGCATACAAGACGGTCCTGACCCACAACATCATCGGGTCGGCCCTGCGGGCGGTAGGATCGCGGCGAATCCTGACCACCAACATCGACCACGGGCTGTCGCTTGGAGACGAGGTGGGCATCGTCCCTGCCAACGGAAGCATTGATCCCAACCTTTCGAAGCACGTCTACAAGATCTCCACCTTCACCAGCGACCTCCCCGCCCCCACCATCACGGCCTTTGGCGCAGGAAGTGCGGCCACTCCCGTATGGGCGACAGGAACCGCCTTGACGGCCCAGGTGGTGGCCTTCCGTGGTGCTGGATGGGATCTGATTCGAACAGGGCTCTCTGGCATCGGCGCCCCCGCCGAATCACTGCCCTCTGTTTCGGCGGCCTGGACCACAACGGCGGGGGTCAATGCCCTGCTCCAATGGAGCTATCCATCGGGGGATGCTGATGGTTTCCACGTCTATGTGAACGGGAAGCTCGTCGCCCAGTTGCCACCAGAGGTGCTGTATCTGGAGTTCAACTCCCTTGCGACCTCCCTTCCTAGCGCGGCCCCTCCCACCGTGAACACTTCCCGCACGAGGGCCTTCTACATTGCCGAGGATGCCTCGATCCTGTGGGATAGCTCCGACTCCATGATCAATCTCATGCCCTGGGGATGGATGGCCAAAGCACCGGAGACCAAGGTGGTGAAGGTTGCCCATGGTCTAGCGAAAGACGACCTGCTCTCCTTCTCGGGCTATCTGGAGTTGAACGGCATCCACCCTGTCTCGCGTGTTGGCACTCCGGACGAGTTCTACGTGAAGGTGCTCACCCAGTTTGACGATGCCACCAGCAGCACTCGCGTCTACAAGATGGCCAACCCCGACTTCCAGTTCGTGGACAAGTGGGCACTCTACGTGCAGCGGGGGGCCACAGGAGGCGTCGCGCTTCAGCAGGGCGTCTACCCCATCAGCCAGACCGAGGTCATCGACTACAAGCCCGTCCAGGGGCTCTCCGTGACCTGCGATTCATCCTATACCGCAGCCACTACGGAGGGGGATGTCCAAGTCGTCTTCAATCCGCCGCCCTTGGGCATGCGCTTCCCCACACTCCACAACGGCGTGCTCTGGGCCATCGTGGACAACTCCGTGATCTGGACCCCCGTGAATCGGCCCGATGCATGGCCCAACGCCTGCCGACGCAACTTCCCCTTCCCACCGGTGGGCCTGGCCTCCTACGGGCCCGCGATGGTGGTGCTCCTCCCCAACGGCGTCGGGCGGTTCGACGGGACCGACCCCTTCAACGTGTCCTTCACCATGACCGGCGCGCGGGATGGGTGCAACGCTCCGAACAGCATCCAGCACACGGCCGCCGGGCTCATGTACCTGAGCCCTCGTGGGCTCATGGCCTTCCAATTGGAACTGAACACCTCAGTCCCCATCACGGACGGGAAGATCGAACCCTCCCTGTTCTCCGCGGCCTCAGCCTCCGTCCGGTGGCCGACCTGGTGGATCCCCACCCGCAGCACGGCGGGCTGGGCCAAATGCACGCGGGGCCTGCCGGCGGCAGATGGCCTGCAGCAGGAGCGTCAGATCGACGAGACGCTTCCCATGCGGGGGGTCCTTGAGGACGTGCGCAGCTTCTACTGGCGGGGGAAGTACTACCTCTACTTCACGGGCGACACCTTCGGCAGACACGGGACCCTGGTGGTGGACACCACACGCCGGAACGAGGGGGGCTACCCAGTCTTCCACCTTGGGCTCCGGCCCGAGCACGCCCACGTGACCGACCGAGATCAAGCCTTCCTGCTCCTCCGGCAGTACGGACCCCATCTCATTGTCTGATCGAGGGTGATCTATGGATTTGACCAACATTCTCGACCTCCAGCAATGCCTGCTCTCCAAGGACAATGACACCTCCAACTTTTTCGACATCGGGCGCACCTACACCGCCGTTCTCGCCGAACTGTCCCCCCTGGAGGGGCAACTCATCCCCCTCACCATCCGGACGGGCCCCATGGGTAAGCCGGACCCGGGCCTGCTCAAGCGGTACCAGTCCGTGGAGATCAATGGGGAGGGCATGGCCTACGTCAAGGCCTGGATCCAGAACCGGCTGGTCGCCTGGGGCACGCTCTTCGCGCAGGAGGGCCCGAAGCGCCCCCGCCGGCTCAACATCCCACGTGGCCTGGGCATCGGCTACGACATCGACCTCTTCATCGCCTTCCAGGGGCGCCTCACGGGCTACGAGGTGTTCTATGAGGTGATGGATGGGGGTGATGCGTGAGCGGGGGCAGCCTCATCCCCCAGTCTGTCAATCAGGGCGAACTGACGCGTGTCTTCCAGGAGGTGGAGCGCCGCCTGGTCTCGCTCCAGAAGGGCCAGCTAGGGCATGCAGCAATCTCGGACCTCATCTCGCAGTACGCTGGAAGACTGACACCTTCCCAGAGCGTCACCTACGTCGCGCCCAAGGGCCGCAAGCACGTCACGGCCTGCACCACCTCGATCGCCTACTACCAGACGGCCCATCTCGAGGTGGAGTTCACCGAGAGCTGTGACATGATCAGCGTGGGGTCGGATCATCCGGCGTGGATTCGCGTCTATGCCACGGACGCCGCCCGCACCCTCGATGCCACCCGGCCTTACTCGCAGGATCCAATCCCTGGCCACGGGATCATGGGCGAGGTGGCAACCTATGCCCCGGATTATCTAACCATTGGGTTCTCACCGGTCCCCTTCTTCGACAACCTGGATAGCCCCATAGGGAAGAAGGCGTATCTCGCCGTCACCAACATGGAGACGGGGTACAGCGGGCCCATCAACCTCGACTTCATGATCCTCCCCCAGGAGCAGGTGGCGCCCAGCGGGATACAGGGACCCGTGGGACCCGCTGGCCCCCAAGGGCCTCAAGGTCTCCAGGGCCCAATGGGGCCAGCCGGCGCAGACAGTACCGTGCCGGGGCCTGCGGGGGCACCTGGCCCCGCCGGCCCCGCAGGCCCCGCAGGTCCTCCTGGCCCCGCAGGTGCAACCGGCCCCACTGGCCCAACTGGCCCAGCTGGCCTGGATGGGAAGACGGTCCGCTACGGCGCTGTGGATCCCACGGCGACGGATGGCACGGATGGGGACTTCTGGATCAACACGACGACGCACTTCATTTTCGGGCCGAAGGCGGCGGGCGCCTGGCCTGCGGGGACTTCGCTGGTGGGGCCTGCGGGAAGCGGGGGCGGGAAAGTCGTCAACGAAATCATGGTGGTCCTGTCTACTGTCGTCAGCGGGACAGTCCAGATCCCAAACGATAATACGATTCCACAGATAACCGAGGGATTCCAGGTATTAACTACGTCCTACACGCCGAAAAGCGCAACCAATATATTGATCGTAGAAAGTTTGATGAACGTCTATTGTGGTGTGACAACTGGCACAATGTTGACACTCTTTATTGGCCACGGGCCTAATGCTGACGGGATCGGTATGTTCGTTTCAAACAGCTATGGTCACCAGGTCAAGGCTGCTGCCAAAAAGGTTTCAGGAACAACTTCTCCTATAAACATTAGTGCCCGTCTCGGGACGACAGGGAGCGCACAGACCATCTATGTAAATAGCGATAATGTTGGAAACGCTTATGGTGGTTCTTTTGCGAGTTACATCAAAATAACCGAAGTCCAACCCTGACGGAGCCCCCATGTCCACCTTCCTCAGCACCTACCTCCTGGACATTCCCCTTGGCTACACGATCACCCAGATGCAGAACCGATTCGTTGGGCACCTCACCGACAACGGGTGGCAGCTTCTGGCCCAGGTGGATGGATTGGGCGGCTACTCAGACCTGATCCCCCCTTCCACGGAGGCTGTCGGGACCAGCACCTTCCGAGAGGTGGTGCGGATCTACTTCCCGGACAACGAGACGATGAAGATCGGCAGCTACCAGGTGTGCATCGCAGATGCCTACCACGAGAAGATGTATTTGCTCGCTAACCCCTACTGCTCAGGTAATTGGCGTGTAGGTGCAAAGTTTGGAGACACTGCGGTTTATGGACAGACAGGGTCTTCCACCAGCACATACCTGGATAATTTCAGGACATTCGCCTATGCATTGCTGGATAGTGCTGCGTCAATACCATTTTTATCTGATTGGGACATTCGATTCAATGATAAGGATTGCGTCGAATTAGCGCGCAAAACCTTTGGGGACAGTTTGCTTTACGCGATTAACGGACTCCCTGACCCAATTAACCACATGGCTGATCCCACAGTTACGCTCCTGCAATACATGTCACTGCAAGTTCGAGCCGGGGCGCAGTCCGACTATGCTCGTGTGGGTTTGTCCTATGCCTACTCTGTGAACGTGGATCTCACCAACGGATTCGTCTACTACATGGAGGTCTGGAGCCGCAGTTTCAGTCTCTCGACGAAGTGCATCAGCGGCGTGACGGGGCCTATCGGGGCCAGCTATATTGACCACGCTGAGGCGCTGGCCATGATGCCGCCTTCCCCCTACTGCACACCCATCGAGCTGTGGGTCTGCGAGTTTGGCAGCAATGCCAAACTTGGATATGGCGTCGTCACGCATGTATGGAGTGTCTTCTCGGCCTACTCAGCACCCGGAGTGTCGAACACGGGGGACACCGCGCTGTCGCCCCTATACACCGCAGACTTCAGTCCATGGGTGGGTATGGGAGCGCCCTGCATGGTGTCTGATAGCCCCTCTAGTTTTGGTGATGCTCCTGGAGGCTTTACCCCCACCACCCAGTTTTGGGGGCCATTCACGCTGGGTCAGCTCGGCATTGATGGAGACGACAGGGGCTTGGACGAATACAAAGTGGCTCCCCTTGGCTCCAGCGGGGACTATCTGCGAGCAGCGGGGGGAATCGCCTCTACAAAGTGGCTACCCGCCAGCAATCTCCCGGATTTCCACAAGTGGAATGGCGCCGAGCCCAATGAGGTCTCGGCCTTGTCTCAGATCCAACCTGCACCCAGCACCTATCCCACTCTGGCGCAGGTCCTCGATGCTACCACAGCCTACACCAGCATTCTGCTGAGCAGCACCGCCGCGCTCCCCTCGGCGGGGGGCGTCATCATCGGCAGGGAGGAGTTCACCTACGCTGGCACCAGCGGCGGGAACACGCTGATGGGTGTGACCCGCGGCGCGGACGGGACCACGCGGCACCGGCACTTCATTGGCGATGTCGCTAGCCCGGCGACCTGGTTCCTCAAGGTGAACAACGGCGCGATCTGCTGTGGCGTCAGCAAGCCGGTGTGACCCATGGCGACCCCTGTCAAGGCCATCACCTACCTGCCGGACGTCTACCCCCGGGCGCCCGCCCCGGTGCTCGCGCCGCGCCCCCTGCCCCTAGTGCCTCGGCAGGCGCTGGTCGTGCGCGTGGCCCCAGCACTGTGGAAGCCTCTCTACTATCCCACCGTGCAGGCGCGAGGCCGCACCGTCCTTGTCCCCCGCCGCCTGGTCCTCCAGGCCATGACGGCACTGAAGATGACGCTGTTCTGGCGGGGTTACAACGGGCGCCCCCGGCGCGGCCAACTCTGGCCACGAACTCGGTAGGCCAACCCAGGATTCTCCTGGCTCAGCAAATGCCTATGCCTAAAATAGCCATATGGCTACACTTCAAAGGAAGTGACCTCTCCCGGTGGACCTGATGCTCAGGCTGGCGACCCTCGAAGACATCCCTGAAATCAACCGGATCCTCAATCACGAGGAGATTTACCGGTGGGCGACGATGGGGAAGAGGACGGCGCCCCTGGACATCGGTCCGGCCTTCGACAAGGTGTTCGTGCTGCTGGAGGATACCGGGGGCGGCTGCATCGTCCTCGATCCCTACAGCGAAGGCACGGTGGAGGTCCACACCTGTCTCCTGGAGGCCTTCCGGGGGAAGAACGCGGCGGCCATCGTGCGGGATACCCTGCGCTTTGCCTTCGCAGAGACCGGGTGCATGGAGATCCTGACGAAGGTCCCCACCGACAACAAGGCCGCGGACCTCTTCGCGCGCCAGGTAGGCTTCGTCCGTGTGGCCGATGGGGAAGACCTCCGGAGCTACCAGCTGACCATCGAGCGATGGCCGTACCTGGATGCGACGCTCGGGGATCTATGCCCGCCCGAGATGGTCCCCATGGCCATGGACGATCACCAGCGGAGGCTCTTCGGGGGCCTGATGCTGATGAGTCGCCGGGGGTTCATGGGCAAGGCGGTTTCGATTTACAACAAGCACGCACGGCTCCAAGGGTATCTGCCCGTGGAAGTGTGCGGCATGGATAGCCTCATGGTCGGAGGCCTCGCTATCCACTTCGGGGAAGACGGTTCTTTCCGAGTGGAGGATGTATGCCAGCCGCAGTTGCGGGTGCCGGTGTCCTAGTCAGTGCCTACTCAGGGATGCAGGCCTCCAAGGCGCAGAACCGCGCCATGGACCTTCAGCAGTCGGCCCTCGCTGCCGACCAGGCGTTCCGCCAGCAGCTGTACGCCGACTACCAAAAGAACTACGGTCCGCTGGAGCAGAAACTCATTCAGGAGGCCAGCTCCGAGCAGCCGCTGAACCTGGGGCCGAACTGGGCCCGGATCCAGTCCAACTTCGACACGGCGGCGCGGAACAACGAGACCAGCCTGGCCCGGAAGGGGATGCTTGGGTCGGGCCTGGACGTGAACAACAACCTGGAATCCAATCGGGCTTATGCGCTGGATAACGCCTTCAGCCAGGGGTTGCAGAACCGGCAGGCCCTTCGGCTGCAGCTGCTGAACGCCGGGAAGCAGATGCCACAGCAGGCTGGATTCGCCTCGCAGGGAAACCAGCAGATGGCAGGGTTCTACGGGCAGCAGGCGGCGCTCTACGGGAACATGGCCGCCGGGGCTGGCCAGGGGCTGTCCAGCAGCCTCGGGGCACTGGGCTATGCCCTGGGGAACTACCAGCCACCACCACCACCGCCCACCGTGAACACGGCCATGACCGGAATGCCTGACATGCCCACGGCGATCATGGACAGCCCCACCTGGATAGATCCCAGCTTGCTGAGAGGACCGAGCTACCCCTCGGAGGCGCTCATGGGCAGCCCCACCTGGGTAGATCCCCGCTTGCTGAGCGGACTGAGCTACCCCTCGGCGGCAAACATGGGCAGCGCCTATCTGCCGTCCTCATCTGGCTTCAGCGCCTCGTCCCTGGGCGGGAGCCCCATCACCGGCCCCGCCGATAAGTAGGAGATCCCATGCCCGATATCGGCTTGATGCTCGCTGGCAGCGCCATCGGACAGGGCGCTGGTAACTTCGTCCATGGCCAAACCCAGGGCGCCTTTGATCGTGCGCGGCTGGACCAGATGCAGGCCCAGAACGCGCAGACCCAGAGGGTCAATGACTTCCAGAACAACCAGATGGACCGGGCGCTTCAGGAGCAGCAGATCGGGGATACCTCGGTCCAAGGCGCTACTGACGCGGATCGCCTGGCCCAGCTCTCGGACATCGCCGGGCAGGCGGGCCGGGGTGATCTCCAGCGGAAGTATTCGCAGGCGGCCATCCAGGCTCGGCAAGGGCAGGCCCTCATGGGCGTGGCGAATGCCAGCCGGGCGATCACCATGGGCCAGTTCGGGCCGGCCACCCAAATGCTGAACCAGTCCGGGCTCTTTGGCCAGATCCAAGGCATCGGGCTTGCCGATGACGTGGAACAGGACCCCCAGAACCCCACCTACTCCGTCTACACCCCCGGGCCTCCCGATGCAAATGGAAACCCCACGCCGGGGCCTCACGTCCACGTGACCCAGCAGATGCTGTACGCGTTGCAATCCAACCCCAAGGATGCCCTGCACTGGATTTCCTGGGCCCAGGCCATGGGCCAGAAGAACACCACGGCGCAGAACAAAGTGGACGCTCAAATCGCGCACTGGAACGACATGGCCAACCACTGGTCGGCTCAGGATGCCGCAGCCATGCAGAAGGCCAAGGCCTTGGGCGCGGGCGGAGCCGCGAAACTCACGGACAAGCGGTGGCTCTACCAGTGGGCCCAGAGTCAGATCGGCAAGCCTGGGGGCTTCCCGGACGAAATCGCGGCCATGACATGGGCCATGGATCCCAACCGGCAGAACAAGGACTACTGGCAGGCCAACCGCACCGCCCTGGACATCCAGAAGAGCCACGGGGCCTTCACTGCCGCAGACCTGGCGGACACGCTGAAGGCTGTCCTGAACCGGACGCCCATCGCCAACCCCACCCAACCTCCCCCGCCCCCTGGGGCTCCTCCTGCGCCCCCTGCGGACCACCCTGCGGCCCCTCCCCCGCCCCCTAATCCAAAGGCTCCTGCCGAGGCGAACACGCCGCAGGGCCCAGACAACCCGATCTCGAAAATCCCAGGCATGGTCCCTGTGCCCGGCAGAGAAGCCGAGGGGGTCTACCGAACACGTGCTGGTGGCTTCGTAAAAGCCATCGGCGGGAAATATGTGAAATGGAGCAACCAGGCCAACAGTTGGGTATCTGCCAAGTAGCCAGTAGGGATGATCCATGCCGAATACGCCCAAAGATCTTTCCTACCTCATGGATGTGAAGTCTGATGCACCCGCAAAGGCTGGTAAGGAAGATCTTTCCTACCTCATGGATATAAAATCCGACGCACCCGTAAAGGCTGGTGAGGAAGATCTTTCCTACCTCATGGATGTGAAGTCTGACGCACCCAGCCCCACAGGGAAGCCCGAGCCCATCATCCCGCAGGGCTCCGAGCAGGTCTCCACCGTCGGCATCCCGCGCAACGCGGCGAACGCTGGGGGGAGCCGATTCCATGCTCCGCCCCAGGGCCTGCAACGCGCCATCGACACGCTGAAGCAGGCGCACGATGCCCAGGTGGCGATGCTGGTGGCCCAGGGCATGCCCAGGGAACAGGCCGAGGCCTACCAAGTGGGTTCGGTCCAGGGTCTTTCCCCGGAAGGCTGGCAGGAGGTGAAGGCGCAGGACGAGGCGAGGCAGAAGAGCCCATCTCTCCGGGCCTTCGAGGGCGTGGCCCATGGCGCTGCCACCCCCGTCGTGAACCTTGCCAGTGCCCCCAGCGGATTCGTGCGTGAGGCGGGCAAGCTGGCACAGGCGGCCGGCCTGGACGAGGCCGGGAAGCGGATCCAGGCCGCGGGCCAGGCCATTCGCCCCATGAGCGCCCAGCAAACACTCCAGGAAACCGCCCCGCAGACTGACCTTGGTCAGGCCGCGGACTTCGCCGGGAGGGTGGCTGGCATGGTCCCCACCCTTGGGGTGCTCGGGACGGGAGGTTTCGCCGCGCAGAGTGCTGGAACCACCATGAACCAGGCCCTGGACAAGGGTGCGGGTGCCGGGGCAACCCTGGCGGCGGGCGCTCTTCAGTCCGGCAAGGACCTGGTGCTCCTCAAGGCGGCGAGCTTGGTCCCGGCCCTCCAAACGACTAACCCTGGGGCGGCTTTCCTGGTGAACTCCGCCGCCCCGAATACAGGCATGGGCCTTGCCCTGACCTACAGCGGGAACCTGATCGACAAGCTCACCTGGGATCCCCAGCGCGGGGCCTTCGATGGGACCAAGGATGCCCTGGCCACGGGGCTGGCCTTCAGCCTCCTGCACGCTCCCCAGGCGATGCGGGCCGCCGAATACCGGCGCATGGCCTCGGAACACCCCAATGGCGTGGATGGGTTCATCGGCGATCTACAGGCCAAGAAGGACCTCCTCTCGAAGACTGAGGGGGACATGCAGAACACGGTCACGGTGGATCCCCAGGGGAACCAGGTGGAGAACTATGACCGGACAGCCTTTGACAAGGTGAACGGGGCGATCACGGAGGCCCTGCGCGTGGCCCGAACCTATCGGGACAGCCTCCTGAAGCAGGGGAAGCTGACCCAGGCCATGGGCACAGGGCAGGTAAACACCCCCACCGCCCCGCCCGAGGCCCCCACGCCCCTCACGGCTGGGGCCCTCCCAGCGGCACCCCTTGCGCCATCCCCGGCTCCCGCGCCGCCCCCGGCCGCGCCAGGCATGGCCCCAGCCACCCCCCAGGCGACCGCTGGAATCCCAAAGGACAGCCCTGAAGTGGCTGCCCTCGCCGAGCAGGTCCAGCAGCTTCAGATCCTATCTGACCAGATGGAGGCCCGGGCCCAGCAGCATCCCTTCGTCGAGGAGGCCAAGAACGACGCGGAAGAGGCCGCAGACCTCCTCCAGGCCGCGAAGGACCGCCTGCGCTACATCGCCCCGGAGCACCCCCTTCTCGCGCCTCCTGAGCCCCCTGCGGCGCCAATGGGCAATGGCCCCACGGCTACCCCTGCCACCACCATCCCGCCAGCGGCACAACCTGTACCGCAGCCGGCCACCCCCACCCCGGCCCAGATCCGGGCCCTCCAGCCCACGGGCCACGCCACGACGCCGGATGAGATCCCGGCGCAGGAAGCCCCTACCCTGCCCCCCCAAACGACCGATACTGAAGCAGGAGCACAGGATGTCCCAGAAGCCCAATCCCCCGCAGGAGCAGAAACCCCTGCGGAAGCCCTACTTCCAGAGGGACCTGGAAAAGTACCCGAACCCGCAGGACGAGAGCTTCCGGGATCTGTGCCTCCGCACTGGGATGCGCCCACCCGAACCTGGCGAGGACTCGATCACCTGGGCCCAGAACCAGCCCGATTTGAAGGTGAAACCACAGAGCTAGGCCCCGACCCGCGCCTGCAGAACTACCAGCGCCGGAATGTGCCTGTCCTTGACATCGGAGGCGTTAAGATCACGGCCGGGCCTCGCCCCCCCTACTTCAGCTTCAACGGCGGAGAGACCAAGACCGGGAGCCCGGTCTATTCCATCAACCCCCGGAACGTGGGGGGTGATGCCGTCTACCTGGCCCAGGGCCACGACACCGCCTCCAAGTTCAATGCCCATGGCGCGGGCCAGACCCTGGCCGTCTACGTGGACACCTCCAAGCTGGTCTCCTTCGACGCCCGCCAGATCCGGACCTACACCCCCGAGGAACTGAAGGCCTTCGGCATCGAGTCCCAGGTGAACCTCTCCGGCGCTGAGCTTCATCGTGAACTGGTGGCGGAGCACGGCGGCGGGAAGTCCCTGAGCGACTACCTGCGCAGCCTCGGGTTCAACGCCATGGTCTACGACCTCGGTGGGGAATCCCCGGCCTGGGCCGTGTTCGATCCCCGGGTGTTCAAGCAGGTGACGGACGCGACCAAGTGGGCCCCGGAAGAGATCAAGCGCCGGCAGGAGTTCGACCCGGAACCCCTCAAGACCGGGAAGCCGAACGAGACCAACGGCCACCCCGAGATCCTGAAGGGCGCCAAGGCCCTGGCGGAGCGCCTGGCGGAGCGGCGGAACCGGAAGCTCAAGCCCGGGGAAGGCCTGCTCAACCTGGCCCAGCCCCGCCTGGTGAAGGTCGAACCCGTGCCCCTCAAGGGCACGCGCACCGGGACCCTGGACGGGAACACCGTCAACCCCTACGAGCAGAAGCCCGCCGACAAGCCGGTTCACCCCAGGGCCCAGGCCATCCTGGACAAGGCCCTGGAAGAGAAGGATGTCAAGACCCTGGGGCAGATCCTGCATCCGGGCAACAAGGGCCTGCGGGCCCAGTTCGAGGACAAGACCGGCGTGAAACTGCCCAAGGGATGGAACGCGACCCGGGCGGCCATCGCCAAGCACTTCGAAGAGGCCTCCACCCAGGAGAAGGCGCCGAAGGAATCAACAGAAGTTGCGGAAAAGCCCAAGAAAGCCGACACTTTACCCAAGAAGGAGAGTCCCGATGCCGGAGCAACTGGTGGCGTGGAATCTGGTGGACGCGAAGCTGGAGCACATGGCCGAGGCACGCCCAGCGCAACTCCTGCGGATGCACCAGGACGGAAGCCTGCCGAAGTACCTACTGGATCAGCAGAAGGACTACATGCAGAGGGTGATTCAACTGAGGTCCGAGGGAATGGACCTACCGCAGGCCCGGGAGATCGCGATGTCGCAGATGTGCGACCCAACGGAAGCGGCGATAGGAAGCCGACCACTGGGCCAGAAACTCTTCCAGCAGATCAAGCAGGAGACCGTGGCAAAGCTGCAAAGGATGAACAACCTCAAGCTCCACGGAACTCCCGTAATCACTCCATAGAGAGCCAGGCCGACATCAACCCCTTCGATCTGTCCAGCGAGGCGCAGGCGAAGAAGGCGGCCCGGGCCAACATCGAAGCCCTGAAACTCCTGAAGCGTCTGGAGGCGGAAGGCCGGAAGGCTACCCCCGAAGAGCAGAAGGTCCTGGCCAAGTATGTGGGCTGGGGAGCGACCACGCTTTCCAAGATGGTGGACTGGTCCCGCGGCAACAAGGCGCTGGAGGCGACCAAGCTGAAGGAAGCCCTGGAGGCCCTGAAGACGACGAGCGGCAACAACGCAGCCTACCCCTCGGGCATCATCGACCAAGTGCGGGATGTCCTGGGGTGGAGCGAAGCCAACCGCATGGGCTACAGCTATGGCCGCCCGCTCGTGGGGGATCTTCTGGGCAAGGTGGACCAGATACTGGATGGTTCCACCCAGACCATGGGTTCCAGTGGCGCCATCGACCCGGCGTGGATGAAAGAGTTCTTCCCGATCTACCGGGAGTTGTCCGACATCCTGACGCCTGATGAGATGAAGGCGGCCTGGAACAGCACCCTCAACGCCCACTACACCAGTGTCCCCATCGTCAAGGGCATGTGGGACATGGTGAAGCACATGGGGTTCAAGGGGGGCACGGTGCTGGAGCCCTCCGCGGGCATTGGCAACTTCCTGGGCCTGATGCCCAAGGACATCCTCCCCCAGACCGCGCTACAGGCCGTGGAACTGGACAAGATGACCGGGGCCTTCCTGAAGCATCTCTATCCGGATGCCAAGGTGCATATCAGGGGCTTCCAGGACGCAAAGATCGCCAACAATAGCCAGGACCTGGTGATCACCAACGTCCCCTTCGGCGACATCTCGATCTCGGACAATGCCCACCCCGAATGGGGAAGCCCTTCCATCCACAATTACTTCTTCTTGAAGGGCATGGAGAAGCTGAAGCCGGGCGGCCTCATGGTCGCCATCAGCTCCCACTACACCCTGGATTCCCAGGGGTCCTCCCATCGCAGGGCCATGGCCGACATGGGGGATTTGGTTGGCGCTGTGCGTCTGCCCCGAACCGCCTTCAAGGCCAATGCCGGGACCGAGGTGGTCACGGACATCATTATCATGCGCAAGAAGGCAGGGGATGGGTTCCGAGGGGAGGCCTTCCAAGTAGCCCTCCCCACCAGCATTGGGCTGAACCGGGCCGGTGAAGAGGTCACGGTCCCGGTGAACGAATACTTCAAGGCCCACCCTGAAATGGTGCTGGGCGACTACGGCGTCGGGACGATGCGGAGCAACGAGGAGTTGACCGTGAACCCCCGCGGAGACCTGGCGAAGGAACTGGAGCAGGCCACGGCCCGGCTGCCCAAGGATATTGCCTCCCGGTTCGTGCAGCAGGGCCACGACGAGAACGAGATCCATACCGACGATGAGGACGCACACGCCGAGGGGCACCTGTTCGTGAAAGATGGCCGCCCCATGGTGATCGATGAGGGGAAGGCCGTCCTGCATCCCTGGGTGGCAGAGGCAGCCCAGAAGTGGCCAGACAAACCGGCGCGCGCCCAGGAACGGGCCAAGATCGTGGTGAACTACGTCAACCTGCGGGACGAGGCCTTGGCCCAGGTCGCCCGGATGATGTCCGATGGCACTACCGATGCGGAACTGGCGCAAGGCCAGAAGGCCCTGACCAAGGCCTACGACGCCTTCACCATGCGTGGCCCCAAGGGCGGGTTCGTGCCGGTGAATGACCCCAGCAATGCCGCCGTCTTCGGGGACGAGTCGAGCTGGGCCCGTGTGTGCGCCCTGGAAAATGAGGTCGAGCAGGAGAACGGTCGTCCCAACTACATCAAGGCCGACATCTTTACCAAACGCACCGTTGAGCCGTTCAAGGAGCCCACCAAGGCTGATTCCACCCCGGATGCCCTGGAAATCTCCATGAACATGCGGGGCGGCCTGGACCTCGAGTACATGGGGAAGCTGCTCGGGAAGGATGTCGAGGCCGTCAAGCAGGAACTGGCCAGCCAGAATCTGGCCTTCGATAACCCGGCCAATGGGATCTGGGAGCCGGCCTACCTGTACTTGGGCGGAGAGGTCCGGAAGAAACTCCGAGAGGCCAAGGAGGCGGCCAAGGACAATGATGCGTTCAAGCGCCACGTGGAGGCTCTGGAGAAGGTCCAGCCCGAATGGACGCAGCTGGGCCAGATCACAGCACAGCCCGGTGCCACCTGGCTTCCTGATTCTGCCATCTCCAACCTCATGCGTTATGCGACGGGCCTGCGCCTCACGGGACTCCGCAAGGATCCGATCTCCGGCCGCTGGGCCCTGGATGATGCTTCCTTGGACAAGAAAGCCATCTGGGACGAACTCGGTGTCCCCGACGAGATCAAGCCCTGGAAGTTCGCGGAAGCCGTGCTCCTCAACAAGCCACTGAGGGTGACCTGGAAGGATGACGATGGGACGCATGTGGATGCGGTGAAGACCCAGCAGGCCCAGGAGGCGAAGAACCGCGCCGTGGAACGCTGGCATGAGGGGTTCTACAAGGTCAGCGACGAGGGCCGAAAGCTGATCGAGAACGCTTTCAACACCGAGGTGAACAACTCGGTTCCCATCAACTTCCCGGAACCGGCCGCGGATCGCTTCCCGGGCATGGCCACCGAATGGGGGGGGCGCCCCCTCAAGCTGGAGAGCTACCAGAAGATTGGCGTGTCCCGCGCCCTGAAGAACAGCATCCTGCTAGGCCATGCGGTCGGGTCGGGCAAGACCATCACGCTCATCGCCACGGCCATGGAGCAGCGCCGGCTGGGGTTCGCCAAGCGGCCCATGATCTCCG